TAAATGACGCTTGATCAATTTGAGCAGAACTTAAAACTTGTCCGGTTCCGTACCTGTCATTTGTCAACAGGTCTAGCAGTACTTCGGGAAAGCTTGACGTGGCATTGATTCCGCTATTTACATAAACACTAAATTGGCTCAACGTCCTAATCTCTTTGCTGCTGCGAATGTTCATGCCGACAATTGCCATGTTTCCATAGTTTGGTGTGCTTGTATTAGCAGTAATCGTATTTATATAAACGACCTGATGCTCAGGTTGGCTGGTACTAGCGCTGATTTCGTTATAAATAAAGCTTTCAGCTAAACGTGCGTAGGCGTCTGCATAAAACTCACCATCATCAAAACCTGTCCCAAGATCTTTTTTAATGACGCTTGTAACGTTAATTTGGAATACTGGGCTTATCGCAACCGCTGGGTCTATCAACCCAGACACACTAAGTGGATCACGAATCCGTAGCGTGTTACCTACTTGGAACAAACTGCCGCCGTCTGTGAGAGTGAAGCTTGTGATGCTGCCGCCTGCGGGATCAGGCGATCCCCCAATTAACGGCACTGTCACCACAATCGTGGCTTGTGCGTTTCGACCAGAACCAGTCGTGGCATCAAGAGTTACGTTATACGTGCCAGCTTGATAACCCTTGCCGACAGTCATTCCCGCTGTATCAACACCAGAAATCTCGGTCTCTAGTGGGGACAAACTTTGAATAGCAAATGTGTCCTGGCTACGCGCCACCTGTTCGCCTGTGTAAGACACGTTGACGCTGCCACTCGTTACAGTCCTGAGATTGCCAAGGTGCGGATCTAATACCTCAAGATCACCCGTTGCGATATTGTTTCTTATTTCCCAGCCGCTGATCGGGGTCATGCGAATCTCCCAGCGGCGAACGTCAGCAAATTCAAAACGCAGATAGTTATACACTGCAACTCCTGTTGTGCTCCTGACGCCAAACAGTTGATTCAAGTCGGTGTAAGAGTCATTGGATCCAGCAACCCGGTAGCTGACACGAAAAAATGAATAACGTGTCTCGAATGTGCTGTACTGACCGCTAATAAAATTCGTCAGGTTTGCATCATCAATGTCTTTGCCATCATCTTTATCGCAAGCATCAAAATCAATGCGCTCGTAGCCCCTAGCGTCTTTGAAATTACAAAGCCCTGAGATATTCACCTGGAGATTGCTGCGGATCCCGACTTCAACAACACGTCCCTGACGTTCAGTTGAAAAGATTGCTTCTGCCGCCTGCATAATGTGACTGCTCTGTGTGGCGTTATAACCACCAGCTGCCTGCACCGTCCCAGCGGTCCACAAGTTCGCCTGACCAGCACGAATAACTTCAAACATTGCAGTGGTTGTCGTCCCACCACCGACAGGATCATTATCTGCATCAGAAACGAAAACTTCATCTGATCTTTGCTTGCATATTGCTAATGCGCTGCCGATTCGGTAAAGGTCTCCGTAGTTAATCTGTTCGTCATTGGATCTTTGGCGAGAAGCAACAGCTTGACCTACGTCGCCGCAGCTAGCCTCGCCTTCATCGCCACCTTGCTGAAATACTCGCTGTATGTCGGAGCTTGAGTAAATTGTTACAGTTACATCATCACCGACAGCCAGACTGGTCAGAGTGTCTGAGCCACCAATAGCGCCAACACGCCCTGGAAAAATGTAATCCTGTTTTTCGCGCTCTGCCTTTTGCTGCCAGTCTGCGGCGCAGTTAAGTTCACCATCGGATCTAGTTTCGGCTTTACGAGCGGTACGGAATGACGGGTTTACCCTAAATGAAAAGTTGTTTCCAATAAATCCATAAACCCCAAATGCCGTTTGGTTGCTTGGGGTGGAGACATAACAGAAATCAGTTGTCCAAGCATTACCTAAACCGCGAACCTGAAACACGTCACCACCGCCAGCATTTTGAGCGTTGCCTGTATCGTTTGCAGCGAGTTGCCCAGCAATGCGATCAGAAGACGAAAGACGCCCCCCATCAGGGCTCGAATAGATTGTTATCCGCCCAAAGGCACTGTTCAAGTCATAACCGTTGATTAAGTTATTACCAATGGCAAACTGTTCGGCATCCAAATTTGTAATACTGGCTTCACCTATTAAAAACACTGCTCTTAATAATTGGCCGCCACCAATGCTGTAAATTTGTGACCAAATTAGATTTGTATTGACTCTTACTCCGCCATAAGCAATACCGCTGATTACCTGCCTATTTGCATATACAAGTGGTACAACAGAGCCCAGCTCAACTACGTTCTGAACAGAGTCAAAACCACTTTTGGGTGTAAAACGCGCACCATTGACCAGATTCTGGCCTTGGACCGTCTTGGAATCTAGGTTCTGCGCTTCTGGTGCCTTTGGCTTTGGAGCCAACAGGGTCGCCAGGTAAGTCAAGGCAATGCCAATGACTAACTTGATCAAGAAGGGGATGACTAAGAAGTTTGTCGGTTCTCCGGGTCGCAACTTGGAATGCAGAATTGCTTGCCGCATAAAAAAGCGGTAATCCTTTTCGCTCATCCCCGTGAGCTGCATGATCTGTCGATCCTGCGGCAGTAAAGCAATTTGGCGATTTGGAGTCAGCATTATTGGAGGTTTATATTGCCTGTAGAGGGAAGACTCCCGACAAGAGCTTGTGTCAACAACCTGCGTGGAGCGTTCTGGCTTACAGCATCTAACGGACTGCCTAGCCGAACAGATAGGCGGCTAGTGTCATGTTCTAAACCTGTAACTGCATACACTTCTTCTCCGTAAGTGTTCCCTTCATCCAACGTATCAGGGTCAAGCCACACTGTACGGATTTGAATTAGCCAACGTTCTTGGACGGCTTGCTGGAAAACTACTAGGTCGAGTTGATTAACGGCAAACACAAGGTTGGCACTGATATTTGCAGCTTGTAGATCAACCGTCCCACCGGAAAAGCCAAATGCCGCAAATACATAGCTTTCGCTGATATAAGTTCTTGTTTCGCCGTGGTAAAAATTCTGGAAGCCATAACCGGCTGGAGCGCCAGTGTGGTCCAATAACTTTATGTACGTTCCGATTGCAACAGTCATCTAATCCCCACTTGTGCGCGAGTGGCTGGACGGTTGCGGAGATCACTCAAAACTCGTGCCTGAGCATCGCGAGCTGTGGATTGCATACCCTGTGCAAATTGCTTGGCAGTGACATACTCCACGTTGTTGATGACAGTGGTTTCAGTCCTGACATCAATAGGATTGCTGTTAATTGAAGCGATACGCTCACGCTCCATCACTCTTTCCTTAGTGTAAGACGTTGATACGCCGATGGCCTCAGCATTCTCGGCAAAGGCGTCATTAGAGCTATTTTTTGCGCCGCCCATTGCTTTACGGGCTGCCTCGAACTGGTCGTTGTTAGTAATTGAACCGCTCTGCCTTGGGATAAAAAGCTCTCTCCCCCTTTCGCCTACGACGTAAGGCGTGTTTGCGCTTACTGGGCCGCCGTTGGCACGACCTGAAAGATTTGCGCCAAACAGGAAACCAGAAGTTCCAGATGCCGCATCAGGACTTAAACTACCAAAACCGCCAAGATTGAAACCGCTCCCGACACTGCTACCCAAACCCGGCAGAAGACCCGTGACAGCGTTTAAGATCGAAATCTTGATCATTTCAGCAAGGATCTTAGCCGCCATATCTAAAAAGTAAGAGCCAATATTTTGGAAGAATGAAGCAAGTGCTTGCTGCGCTGTGGCACTACCGTTAATAACACTTTTAAACGAATTAGCAAAAGCGTCACCAATAGCTGTTGCGGCACCAATAACCTGATTTGCTGGATTAGTTAATTCTTCAAGGCCCTTCTTTAGCTCTTGAATTGCTACGGTTATTTTGCTTGGATTCAGGATACTATCAATACCAGTAGGGAATGCTTGTTGATCAAGCGCACCAGTTGCGAAAATCTTTCCTCCAGCATCAAGAGCTTCTCCAGTGAAGCCATAACCTTTGAGCTTTTCACCAAACCTTTTGTCTGCAAGCTCTTGCATGGCAAGCTTTTTTTGCGCATCAGCAGCATCAAAAAGAGCAAGCTCTAGTTCGTTAATTTTGCCAGTAATTTCAGGAAAAGCTTGCCCCGCTTCAGCTTCGTACTTGGCCAGCCTTGTCCTAAGGTCATCTGTTTTGTCAGCTGCTTTATTAAAAGCTTCAGCAAACTGGTTCTCAATAGCTTGTTCAGCGGAAGCACCAATTCCTTTTGTTTTTAGAGAAATATCGCGCAGTTGTCTATCAAGAATCTCAGACAATTTTAACGCTGCATTTCTTGCTCTAAGAGCTTTATCAATACCACTTCCGCCTGACAACTTGCCATCGCCATCAAGATCACCGGTAGGAGGAGCAATTGTGTTAGGTCCGGCGAATTTAGAGGGGGAAAATGATTTCAGAATATCCAAAAATTTTTGCACTTCTGGAGAGGGTGCGCCCTGCTCCTGAGGTTTGCCGTATTGCTTACGCAGAATATCTTTTTCTAGTTGCGTTGGGCCCAGGAAAGGTATTCCGTCAAAGTTTGCTAAACCCTGAGTAATAAACATAACAGTTTTAACTATTGGCGCAAGTATCTCGCCTATTGCTCTACTTGCGCCCACTGTTATCTCGTAAACGGCTTCAGCAAAAGCAGCCGTCTCTGCTATTAGTCGCTGGAACTGTTCTTTGTTGCCATTGACATAGTCAATAATTTCCTTAAGGCTGTCTTGAAAACCTGCACCTATGAATAAAAACAAATTACCGTAAGATTCCTGCATCTCATCTAACGCAATCTGAAGCCTAACTCCTGCTTTTTCAGGACCACTAGCTAAGGCTTTAGCAACCTCTGCATAATCTTCACCCTGCTGCTCGGTGAATCTGACGAATTTTGCGATTGTCACCTCTCCCTTCTTAAATTGTTCTGCTAACTCCTGAAGGCTGATCTTGTTCGCGGCAGCAAATTTTGCCACGGCACCTGGAATGCGTTCACCGATTTGCCCGGAAATTTCTTCAGCACTAGCCTTGCCCTTACTCAGAACCTGAGATGTAGCGCGAAACAATGCCTGCAAATCTTCTTGAGACT